CAAAGGTATAATAATAATACGCTCCATGCAAATAAGCGGCATAGCAAAAAATACCTAAGCAATTTAAGCGACAATGGATTATGAAGTACGATACGACATTTATTAACCGAAACTTCCTTTTGAAAGTCTACGGAGTAGACAGCGAAAACAAAAGGATAAACCGCCTTGTAGGGGTTTCCGGCTTGGTGGGGCTAATCGGTACGGAGCTTACCGAAAAATTCATTACTCGTGCACTTAACAGTAAGAAAGACAGCGTAAAATGCCGCCTGCGCCGAGGATTACAAGTAACACTATATTTCAAATAGACGATGAAAAAGACAGTAATAGTTAATGGCAAAGCAAAGCGTATAGAATTTTCGTACGCGGTAGGCGAAACTATTTCGCTGAGCAATAACGAGGTAAGAAAACCTTGGGGACGGGTTACGGAAAGGGTAACAGTTTCAAAACTAACCTTTACGATTGACGGGAAGACCTACGAGGGAACGCGCACCTTTAAGGTTGCCGGCGGCCTCTATTCGGAAACCTTCGAGTTCGACGGGAATAGCTTTGCTTCCCATAAAAAAGCAATTGAATACATACTTAACAATATCGAGAAATGAGCGAAACGACAATTTACAAAGAAGGATTTAACGCCGGCTTTATGCAGCTTCGACAGATTGACGTAGAAGCCGCTACAAAGGAACTCTGGCAAGCGTTGGGGATTAACAACCGCAACACTTTCGCGGCTTACAAGTTCGGACGTATCGAACCCAAGGCAAGCCAAGCCGTCGCCGTCGAATTGGTATTTAGGAAGTACGGCGTTACGACAAACATTTGGGGGAAATAGAAATGAGAGCCGAAGCAGGACTAACGCAGCGCGAAACCCAAATAGCCGAATTATTGGCTTGGGGAGCCGCAAAAAAGGAAGTGGCCGACAGGCTTTCTATTTCGCCCCGGACGGTAGAGAATACCGCACGAAACATTTATAGCAAGATAGGAATACAGAAGGCTACGGAGCTTTGCGTATGGTGGTTCTGCACACATTGCGGCGTTTCCTTCGACCTATCCCCTATAAAACGGACAATTATAGCCTGCTTCTTCCTTGCGATTATTCTACCGCGTGAAATGTACGCCCAAGGCGATACCTACCGACTGTTCAGAAGCCGCAAAGTAGCCGAACGTACAGTGACACGAAGAACCGGAAGGCGGCAGGAATACGAATTAGATTTTTGGGAACTATAAAAGGCAAAGGCTATGAAGCGACTAATTAAAGAATTATCCCTTTCGGGATTGACGCTAAAACAGAAGGCGATAGTTTGGTATTTCATTATATCGTTTTGCCTTCTTGCAAGTACGGCGGAAGCCCCGTTTTGGTTCTTGTTTTTAGAGGTTGCCAACTTCGCCAATGCCGCCCGCCTTATAAAACGGGTTCCACTACCGGAAGACCCACGAGATAGTTAGGTATGGCAGACTTAAATACAAGACTTATAGACCTTACGGCGGGGGAATTATTAGAGCTAATAGGGAAAGGACAAAGCCCCCGGATAGAAGTAGACGTTACCAAAGACCCGAATAAAAAATACGTCTACGGCCGGGCCGGGATTGCCGAACTATTCAAATGTTCAAAGACTACCGCCAGCCGCATAAAACAAAGCGGCTTAATCGACGGCGCATATAAGCAGGTCGGAAGGTTGATAATAGTAGACGCGGAAAAAGCCTTAGAACTGGCCGCAAAACGAGCAAAGAAAAGTAACAACCGAAATAAATAACTTGTTATGAGCAAGAAGGTAACATTAAAAGAATTGACCCTTAAAAACTTTAAGGGTATTAGGGACTTGGCCGTAAAGTTCGGCGAAGTAACCACCATTGCCGGCGCAAACGCGACAGGTAAAAGCACCGTTTTCGACGCTTTTACCTGGGTGCTTTTCGGCAAAGACAGTAACGACCGTACGGATAGCGGGAAAGGCGCATTTACCGTTAAGACGGTCGGCCCGGACGGGAACCCTATACTTAAATTGGAACATTCCGTAACGGCCGTTTTAGACGTGAACGGCGAAGAAGTGGCCCTTACCCGCACCCTTACGGAAGATTGGGTAAAACCGCGCGGTAAGACCGAAGTAGAGCTTAAAGGAAATACTACGCACTACTTCTGCAATGGCGTAGAAATTAAGGCGGGAGCTTTCCAAGAAAAAGTAGCGGCCATAACCGAAGAACAACTTTTTAAGTTGATTACGAACCCGGCTTACTTCCCTTCGTTGGATTGGAAAACCCAGCGCGAAATATTGCTACGCATTGCCGGGGGCGTAACATACGAAGAAGTGGCCGCCGGCCGCGCCGATTTCGCGGCTATCCTTTCCCAGCTTTCCGGTAAAGATTTGGCGGAGTTCAAACAAGAAATAGCCTACCGCAAAAGCCGGATTAAGGAAGGTTTGGAAAAATGCCCTATCGAGATTAACGCAATAGACAGTGTTACGCCCGAAGCCCCGGACTACGAAGCCTTGGAAGCCGAAAAGGTACGCTTATCCGCCGAGTTGGAAGAAGTGGAAGCGGCTATTACGGACGTTGCAGAAACGGCCCGCAAACACTACGAAGGGGTGCAGGGAAAACGCAAGGCGATTAACGACCTTCGGAACCAGCAGCAGGACGTAGTTTTCAAAGCAAGACAGGCCGCGCAAAAGGAAGGCTACGAGAAGAACGCCAAACGTAACGAGGTTAAGACCAACTACGAAATTACGAAGCGCGAAGCCGCGAACTATAACGCCGCTTCGGAAAACGACCTTTCCGATATTCGCTATACTATTAAAACCCTTACTTCCGAAATAGCGGACTTATCCGCCAAGGTGGAAGCCAAGCGCGAAGAATGGAATACGCGAAACGCCGAAGAATATAAAGTAAGTACCGGCGGCCTTATTTGCCCGATATACGAAACCTTATGTTCGGACGCAAGCGTTTTGCGTATGGACGCTATCGCCAAGGAGAAGGCGCGGGCCAAATTCGACGAAGCCAAGACCCGCGACCTTGCCCGGATTACCGAAGAAGGCAAAACGCTAAACCAGCGAATAGCAGAAAAGAAAGCCCGGTTACAAGAATTGGAAGCCCAACTTTCCGAACGTATGGAAGCTATCACCGCTAAGAAAGCCGAATACGCGAAGAAGTTGCAGGACTTGGAAGCGGAAATAGCCGCCAACCCGGAAGTAACCGTATCTACCGACATTATCCCCGAAGATTTGCCCGAATGGAAGGAGATAGAAGCCCGGATAGTCGAAATATCCGCTACCATTTCGGACATACCGGCGGTTGATACTACCGAGCTTACAGCCAAGAAACGGGAACTTACGGCCCTTTTGGACGAAGTAAAACAAAAGCTAAGTATTCGGGCCACCATTGAAAAGAACGCCGCAAAGAAGGCCGAGATATTGGCGCGGGAAAAGGAATTAGCCCAGCAGCAGGCGGATTTAGAAAAGCAGGAATTTACGATAGAAGAACTTAATAAGGCCCGAATGGACGAAGTAGAACGACGGGTAAATAGTAAGTTCCAAAACGTCCGCTTCCGAATGTTCGAACCCCAGCTAAACGGCGGCGAAACCCCTACTTGTATCGCAATGGTGGACGGGGTTAAGTACGCAGACCTCAATACGGCCGGAAAGATAAACGCCGGGCTTGACATCATTAACACGCTTTGCCTGTATCACGGGGTAAGCGCACCGGTATTCATCGACAACGCCGAAAGCGTAAACCAGCTATTTCCGGTTGCTTCCCAGCTTGTAAAGTTGGTTGTAACCACCGACAGAGAATTAACCATTAACCACATCTAAAAATTAAAGTTATGAAAGAGAACAAAGAAAAGCGCGAGTTCGCGCGGCAGTTGGAGCAAATCGCCGAAACGCTTACGCAGGCGGTAAAAAACAACGAAGGCCTGGCCTTTATTCTTATCGGTACAGACCGGAAAGAGAGCGACGACAACGAAGACGGCGATACGCAGGTCATTATAGCCGTAGGCGGTAAAGGCGGGCAAGTAATAGAGGGATTAGCGAATTTCTTTGCCGAAGAAAAAACCGCGCCACTTGCTACCGAAGCTATGGAATTAGCGACATTGAAAAAGTTAAGCCGGCTTCTTAAAACCGAAAAGAACAACCTATAAAAATTATGAGTTATGGCAGAAGAAAAAGGATTAACCGTAATTGACGAAGCAAAGCGGAAATTCGAACTTGCCTGTAAGGACGCTTCGGCCTTGCAGATTGTAAACAACTTCGGCGCGGCATTTACCGCCGTAAACGTAATTGCCCTTTTGCGCGAAGCCCTTTCCGACGAAGTAATGGAGCGTGTATTTATGCCGCTTATGAACACGAAGGTAGGCTTTCTTACCGAC